GCCCACCAGCAGGACGCCCAGTTCGTGGACGAGTGCCTGGGCGACAGCTCCCTGACCTGGCAGGACACGATGGCGGAGACGTTCACGTTCCTGCCCTTCGGCTGGAGCTACCTGGAGACCGTCTACAAGTACCGGGGCGGCGTGTCCGACGACCCCAAGCGCAACAGCAAGTACAAGGACGGCAAGATCGGCTGGCGCAAGTGGTCGCCGCGCGCCCAGGAGACCCTCCTGCGCTGGGAGTTCGACCCGGACGGCGGCGTCAAGGGCCTCTGGCAACTGGCCCCGCCCGACTTCGTCATCCGCTACATCCCGATCGAGAAGGCGCTGCTCTTCCGCACCACCAGCCGCAAGGGCAACCCCGAGGGGCGCAGCATCCTGCGCAACGCCTTCACCTCCTGGTACGCCAAGACGAACATCCAGCGCATCGAGGCGATCGGCGTCGAGCGCGACCTGGCCGGCCTGCCGACGGTTTGGGTGCCGCCGGAACTGCTCAGCAGCGGCGCCACGGCGGACGAGAAGGCCCAACTGGCCGCCTTCAAGGCGATGGTCGTCAACATCCGGCGCGACGAGCAAGAGGGCGTCATCATGCCCCTCGCCTACCATCCGACGGCGGACGGCAGCCCCAGCGCCCAGAAGATGTACGACTTCACCCTGACCAGCAGCGGCGGGGCGCGGCAGTTCGACACCGACGCCATCATCGCCCGCTACGACCAGCGCATCGCCACCAGCATCCTGGCCGACTTCATCCTGTTGGGGCAGGAGCAGATGGGCAGCTTCGCCCTGTCCGAGGACAAGACGCAACTGTTCCTGACGGCCTTGGCGACCTGGCTGGACAGCGTGAGCGCCGTCGTCAACCGCTTCGCCATCCCGCGCTTGCTCCGACTCAACGGCCGCGACCTGAGCGACGGCAGCCCGGAGTTGAAGCACGGCAAGATCGAGCGCCCGGACATCGCCAAACTCGGCCCGTATGTGCAGGCCCTCGCCGCCGCCGGCGTCAATGTGGCCGGGATGGCGGACGGCAAGTACCTGCTGGACGCGGCCAGCATCCCGGCCACGGACGCCCTGAGCGGGCCGGACCAGCCGGACGTGCAGGCGGCCGGCCAGGAGCCGGGGCAGCAGACCGGCGAGCGCGGCGGCGGCGGGGAGCAAGAGGAGACGCAAGCATGACCGACCTCGACGCCAAGCAGCGCGACAACCTGAGCGACAGCGACTACGCCTACATCGCCCCGGACGGCACGCGCCACTTGCCGATCCCCGACGCCGCCCACGTCCGCGCGGCGCTCGCCCGCTTCGACCAGACGGACTTCGCCGACGCCGAATGCAAGGCGAAGGCCCGGGCCAAGCTCATGACCGCCGCCAAGAAGTACGGCGTGGACGTGTCCGACGACGACACCGCCCGTACGAACGCCGAAGGCCCCGGCGTGGGCGACGTGCACGTCGACGTCCCGGTGGGCAACGACCCCAAGGGCAAGAAGAAGCCGGTCCCCGTCCCCACCGAAGACGACCCGGACGGCGACGGCATCCCCGACCAGGACGACGAGGACGCCGTGGTGATGGCCGACAGCGCGCCCGCCCCGGAGCGGCCGGGTCGCCCCTTCCTGACCAAACTGCGCGAACTCATGCGCGGCAAGGTCAAGCCGGAGGAATACGACGAGATGATCCGCACCGCCCGCGCCCACGCCGGCGGCGCCGGCAAGGCGGCCAGTCGCGCCAAGGCGGCCGGGGAGCTGGCCGTGCTCTGCGCCGACGGCGGCGCCTGGCGGCTGTTCACCGACCTGGGCACCTATAGCGAGCCGCCGGAGTGGATACCGTACCTGCCGAAGCCGGGCGACTACCAGCACCCCTCCTGGGGCAAGGTGAAGATCGACGCCGCCCGCAACCGGAACTTCGTCGAGCAGTTCCAGCGCGGCGTCTACCAGAAGCAACTCCCGTTGGACGCCGAGCACCAGACCACCCTCTCCGGGGCGATGGGCTGGATCGACGCCCTGCGCCAGAATAGCGACGGCAGCGTCGACGCCCACGTCGCCTGGACGGACCGGGGACGCAAGATGATGGCCGACCGGCGCTTCAAGTACGTCTCGCCGTCCTGGTTCGACGAGTGGCCGGACCCGGTGGACGGCACGCGCCACAAGGACGTGCTGTTCGGCGGCGCGCTCACCACGCGCCCCTTCTTCAAGGAGCAGTCGCTCCGCCCGCTGGTGGCCAGCGAGCGCGGGCTGTTCGCCCCGGCCCCGGACGCCGCGCCGAGCGACGGCGGGCCGATGGTCGTCTTCGTGGAACTCGCGCCGGTCGATGCCGGCCAGGAAAGGAACACCATGGCAGAGCCCCAGACCACCCAGGACCCGGCCCCGGCGGAGGACCAGGCGAAGCGGTTCGCCGAACTGGAAGCGCGGCTCGCCGCCGAGCAGGCGGTGCGCGCCAGCCAGGAGACGGCCATCAAGCAGGCGTCGGAGAAGATCGCCGCCCTGGAGGCGTCCGCCCGCCGCAAGCGTTTCACCGACGAGGTGCTCGGCAAGGGAGCGGCATCCGGCGCGCGCTGGTTCGGCGAGCCGGACAAGCACGTGTCCCTGATGGACAAGCTGGCCCTGACCTTCGGCGAGGACAGCGCGGAACTGACGCAGTACGTCGAGACGCAGCGCGCCGCCGCCGAGGCGATCAAGCAGTCCGGCCTGTTCGCCGAGATCGGCAGCGACCACGGCCAGGGCGCCGTGGGCGGCAGCGCCGACGACAAGGTCATGGCGCTCGCCAAGACCTACGCCGAGGAGCACAAGGTCAGCAAGGAGCAGGCGTACAGCCGCGTCCTCTCCGAGCACCCCGAGCTGCAGCGAGAGATCGCCGCCGAGATGGGGCTGCCCGTCTAGTCAGTCCGTTCGTTCGCGCCCCCTTGCGTCGTGCCGGGGGGCTTTCCGTCGCCCGCAGGAGGTAGCACATGGCCCTCGAAAGCATCCAGCAGAAGCGCTCGTTCGTGGCGGGCGCCGACCTGTCCGCCAAGCAGTTCTACTTCGTCAAGTTGAGCGCGTCCAACACGGTCGTCCTCTGCGCCGCCGTCACCGACATCCCCATCGGCGTGCTCCAGAACACGCCCACCTCCGGGGACGCCGCCGACGTCTGCGTCTACGGCGAGACGAAGATCAGCAGCGCCGCCGCGCTCGCCGCCGGGGCGACGGTCGGCACCAACGCCAGCGGCCAGGCGGCCGCCTACGTGGCCGGCACCGACACCACCAAGTACATCGTCGGGCAGGTGACGGTCGCGAGCGGCGCGGCCAACGGCATCGCCTCCGCCCTGATCGACTGCGCCTCGCCCGCGCGCGGGGCCTGACACCAGCGCAGCGCCGGAGTAGCCGCTCGGTATCCGTACCACGCGCGGCTGCTCTGTAAACGAATAAAGATGTAATGTAAAGGAAGGTGCTTTGTGCCTCAGCCAACGGTACAGCAGGTCCACGTTAACCGGCCACTGACGAACATCTCGGTGGCGTATATCCAGGACCAGAACGACTTCATCGCCTCCAAGGTCTTCCCCATCGTCCCGGTGGACAAGAAGTCCGACATGTACTTCACCTACTCGCAGAACGACTTCATGCGCGACGAGGCCGCCAAGCGGGCGGACGGCGACGAGTCCGTCGGCTCCGGCTACGGCCTGTCGGAGCAGACCTACAACGCCGACGTGTGGTCGTTCCACAAGGATGTCGGCAACCAGGTGCGGGAGAACAGCGACCAGCCGCTCGATCCGGACCGCGACGCGACGACCTACGTGACCCGCAAGCTGCTGCTCAAGCAGGAGACGCAGTTCGCCAGCAACTACTTCACCACGGGCGTCTGGGGGACGGATGTTGTCGGCGGAACCGCCTCGCCCAAGTGGAGCGACTACGCCGGCAGCGACCCGATCACGGACATCGAGACCGGCAAGGACAATGTCCAGGGCGTGACGGGCTATATGCCGAACAAGCTCGTGCTGGGCTACACCCTGTTCCGCTACCTCAAGCAGCACCCCGACATCGTGGACCGCATCAAGTACACCAGCCCGAACGTGCCGACCGAGCAGATCCTCGCCCAACTGTTCGGCTTGGATGAGGTCGTGGTCGCCAAGGCGATCAAGGCGACCAACAACGAGGGGGAGACGGCGGCGTACACCCGCGTCCACGGCAATAACGCCCTGCTGTGCTACACCCCGGCCCAGGCCGGCATCCTCCAGCCCGCCGCCGGCTACATCTTCGGCTGGAAGGGCATCTCCGGCGGGATGGGCACCAACATCGCCATCAGCAGCTTCTACATGCCCTGGCGCAAGTCCACCCGCGTCGAGGGCGAGTCCGCGTTTGCGATGCAGATGGTCGGCGCAAACCTCGGCTACTTCTTCTCCAACTACGCCTAGGTGCTGGCGATGCGTCGCGATTTATCCGCGCCCTTCCCCTGCCAGGTGCTCCGCACCTTCACCGGCGACGGCCGCCAACTGCGCGCCGGCGACCTCGTGGACGCCGCGACGTGGCGGCACGCCGACAACCTGATCGAGCGCCGCTACCTGCGTCCGGTGGCCGACGCCGCCCCCAAGTCCCGAAAGGAGGCCCCGCGTGGCTAACCGACTGACCAAAGGCCGCGCGCTGTTCGGTTCCATCCGCAGCGCGCGGGGCGGCAAGGGGCAATTCGCCCAGGTCGCCGCCGTCACCCGCACGATGACGAGCGCGACGGCGCTGTTCACCCTGCCGATGGACGCCCAGATCATCTCGTTGGAGGTCATCGGCGCCGCCGTCTCCAACGCGGGCACGACGGCCACCCTCTCCGTCGGCGTCGTCGGCGGCAACGGCCACGACTACCTCAACGCCTTCGACGTGAAGGGCGCCACCGGCGCCGGGCAACAGACGCCGACCGCCGCCACCTTGCCGACCGCCACACCGCTGGCCGCCGATACCGCCGTCACGGCGACCTATGCCGAGACGGGCACGGCCAGCACCGCCGGCGGGCCGTGGCAATGCGTCATTGAGTATGTGGTCTGATGAACCAGCGCGACCAGGCCAACGCCAGCAACCACGCGGTCGCCGTCACGCCCAGCGATTCCGCCGCCCTCGCCAGCCCGGCGCGGGCGCTCTACGTCGGCGGGGCTGGGGCGTTGAAGGTGGACACCGCCGGCGGTGAGACGGGCGTCGTTTTCGCCGCTGTCCCCGCCGGCACGACTATCGTCCTGTCCGTCACCAAGGTCTATGCCACGGGCACGACGGCGACCTCTATCGTCTCTTTGCGCTAGTGCCGTGTGGACCTACAACCTCGCCGCGCTGTCGCAGCCGCTCTACCGCGTGCGGCGCCTGATCGGCGACACCCAGATCGGCGCCCAACTCCTGCAGGACGAGGAGATCGCGGACACCCTCGCCACCGAGGGCAGCCTGTTCGCGGCCGCCGCCCTCTGCTGCGAGAACATCGCCGCCACCTTCAGCCGGCAGGTGGATCGCACGCTCTCCGGCATGTCGCTCACCAACAGCCAGAAGGTGACGCAGTACCTGCTCATGGCCCGCACGCTCCGCCGCAAGGCGGCCCTGGACGGCGTGACGCCCGTCGTGGGCGGCATCAGCCAGGGAGACAAGCGGGCCGTGGAAGAGGACGACGATCGCACCGTGCCGGTCTTCACGCGGCAGCAGTTCGGCTTCGCCGGCAACGGCCTCCCGCCGGACGCGGACGGCGACAACCCGGCCCTGGCGCCGTTCTAGATGCTCAGCAACGAGCTGGACGACGGCGACGTCATGGACCTGTTCGTCGAACTCGGCGTCTTGGTGCAGTACCGCCAGAGCTATGCCGCCACGACACAACCCAACGCCAACCTGACCGCCGGCACGGACATCGCCCGCCCCATCGGCACGCGCGGCACGGGCTACGACCCGACGGAGAACGCCGTGCTGGACAGCACGGTCGATTCCGGTACCGGCTTCGTCGGCGGCTACGGGCCGGCGCTGCAGGTGCTGGTGCTCTTCACCGTCGCCGGGCCGCCGAACCGGGCGGGATTCATGCCCTACGGCGCGGAACTGACGGAGAGCGACCTGTTCGTCTACCTGCCGGCGCGCTACCTCGCCCCGGTACGCGGCGACCTGCTGATCCACCCGAACGGCGAACGCTACGTGGTGGGGGAGCAGCAGCAGCGGCTCGGCCTGCCGGACCGCCCGCTCGCCTACCTGGTGGCCGTGGAGCACCGCACCGACCACGCCGACCCCGTGTACCAGGCCTAGACGGGGGAGGTCGCCGTCACCGCCCAGTCGTAAGAGGACATTGCAGTGCGCATCAAGATTATCAGCGACGGCACAGCGCCGGGTACCCGCGTTGTGGATGCGGGGACGGGCGA